GCCTATGTTGTCACAAATAATTTTACGAACTTGCTCGTGTGCCGTAACTGGTGGGAACGGATGTTCAAACTTGGACCAGTATGTGACATCGCTATTCAGGTATCGTTTATATCGCTCTAAATCGCGCTCATGTATGGCTGGGAAATTGCGCATGACCCAATTACACCAATGAGATATCACGGGCGTACTAGGGTCGGTAATTAGATAACCTGAAGCTTTTCGATGTAATACCACATTTGTGGGTACATCCATTGGCGATACTGTCATATGCAGTTTTATCAAGTGGCGTTTGACGTCTATTATTGATTCACTTGTCGTCCAAGGATCAATAAACAATCGTCCTAAAAATGGTACCGGATTGCCAGGTAATATTGTTTCTGCTTTCAACAACATCCCGAATTGTGCGAATACTCTGTTCATGTGTGCTGGGTCGACATCACAAGTGATGCCATCATCTCCTCCATATAACCCTAACCGCGCATAGCAATCAGCAGGCGAGTCATTGAGCTGGCGTAAAGCAACATAATTCATGAATGCATTTCCACAACTATTTCTGCATGATGTAATCGCAGATCCAGAAATAGTGTTCCAGAGCGCTTCGTATACGTAACCGTGGGAAGTAATACCTTTACACTTGGCTTCTTTCAACAGTAGTTTTATAACCTCAGGGTGATACTCGCGTGCAAATGATCTAAGCATAAGTGCACGCATGAGCAAATATATTATCAAACCCATGGAACCATCGCATTTGGAGATATCCATATCGCAAACGACATTACTTGCGCTTACTTTTTCGTGCATAGTAGTCGACATCTCTCTTGGGTGTTTTCCGAATGCATACCAATGAGTTACTTTTAGTATGTTCTCGGTAAACACTTGTACGTATTGCCCCAATCTGAAATTATGACCCGTGGGGACCGTTGAGATGTTGCGTGGCTCTGTGACTTTGGCATAAGTTTCTGCTTTCTGGAACGATCTTACATTCCAGATATCGTCACAATAGAGTATATGTTTGATGCTGTTTAAGAAACCACGTTGCGTTGGGCGTGACCATTGTTGGTATTGAGCCTCATAGTCGCTTGGTACAAGGGTATGGTATTGTGGATCAGGCACGAGCATAGCTACAAATTCGTCCAAACACTGGAATACGAATGGCGGATACTCGTTAACTTGATTGGCAACCTTAGTTATTCTACCTTGTACACAAGCAACATCGTTGTTATACGATCGCAGTGGATGCGTTGCTTCATTCATGATAGCAGGCGTTATTCGTCTAGCTGAGGGGCGTCCATCCTCTGTGGATAACGGCCACAGAGTTTGATAACCCCTATCATCCGTGTCACAACTGCGTGTCATTATAGTTGTGGTTGTCATTTCACGAATGAGCTCATTATTTTCCATAAACAATTTGAATATGACCGAAGCAGCGAAAGCACAATCAGTAACGTGCTCATCGTCTGCATGCTGGCGTAACAACCGTTCAATGTCTGATACGGCGGGTGTTTTGGCTAATTGCAATCTGATCAAAACGGTTTGCAATGTCTGCTCATTTACGCGACAGCTTTTAGTGGTGCGGGGAATAGCAAAATTATGCGATATTCTCGAAGTCCGTCCATCATTATACTGTTCTTTGATGTAAGCTACCTGGCCCCATGTGAGCCTGCGCCTTCTCATGCGTCTCCCTGGTAGTATCCAGGCAAGAGGGCCATAGACGACACGTTTACAACTTAATAATATAACTCGTCTACCCGTTGACGCATCTCCGATAGTGCGCTGATCTAGGAGATACATAGCAGTTCCCCACCAATGATCGGTAAGTAAGCTATCTGTATCATAATCCCATAATGCATGGCGATATGACCCACCACCATTCACATTCATAACGATATCATCGCCATCAGTGTGGTAGGTTGCATCTGCTATTTCGCCTCCAGGTGTGGTAGGCGCAAAAGTATAGACCATGCAGTCTCTCCCGTTAAGAAACGTTGGCATGTCGACATAATAATCAACATCTGTCATCTTAACGACGGTTTCATCCATAGATCCAAAAGTGCCGGATTTCTGTGCCAAATCCTTTCCATAATAATAATAATGGTCACCAATTTTGGTCATTTTATCCTTACTGAGGTCATATGCTTTTCGACCGACACCAGTTATAAAACTAGTGATAAACTTGTTGGCTGTGCTGCGCTTGCCAGCTGCAGCACCGTGAGTGTGATTTGATTTTATCTCAACCTTGCCCACTGGGTGCATGTAGAACTCATTGCGATAATCGACCAATGGTTCACTAGCGCACCAATCTAAAATAGTGGAGTAAAATCGAACACCCAGGGTATTGCGTATAAACCTGGCTAGGCCTGTAGCAAATCGAGAAGCATTTCTGTAAGACATGTAAGCTACAGCAGCACACGTTGCTGCTGCGCCCATAATTATAAACACACGACGGCCAGTCTTGTAATGTAGACTAGCTGTCGTACCTGTAACTACCAGCGTACGCACCGGATAATGGTGGTCAAGTACAACATTAATTAGTTGTCTAAGTTGCTGTTGTTCATCCATAAGAGTGAATGTAATCAATAGTTTGTTAAGGTTTTTAAACACAGTACTAGTAAGGC